CCTAATTTCAAATATCTCGAAATACCACCTTTTACTAGGAGAGAAGGGGACGCTCTCTTATTTAATCAGGATGGTTATCTCGAATATTATATACCAGAAGAGTATTTTGGTGATGGTAAATCTGTATCGGCTTCTATTGAAGGGTCCTATGTAAAATTAATGGGATCATTTAGTTATAGAATTTACTCAGCTAATGATACTCCTGGAAAACTTATGACTTTTTCTTTTCCTACAATGTTTATGTGTAGACCAAGGTCCATTGAAAAGAAAAAGGGTATTGCTCTAGAAGAACATTTAGATGCTTCCGATTATAGGATTCTCAGATTTGAGAAAGATGATCAACTTATTACTAGATGTCATGTAGAACAGAATATTGATAATATGTCTGAATTGTTCAGATTACATATCCAGACGGGTAGAATTCCTAATAATCTTGACTATTCTTCTCTTTATAAATTTCCTTTTGATTGTATGGAATTAAACTCTAAGGGATATTCTGTTCATGCTCAAGCAATGGGTCTCATTTATTCAAAAATTTGTAGAGATCCTGAAGATGTATCTAGACCTTTTAGAATGTCTAAATTGATTAATAAACAGATGACTGGATATAAACCTGTTTCTATTAAAGAAGCAGCAAAATATATCTCTCCATTCGTTTCACTTACATCGGAGAATTTGGATGAATCTATTATGTCTTCAGTTTTATTATCCGAAGAGGAGAAGACTGGAAGAAGACAGCATAAAGAAAGTCCATTAGAGAGAGTTCTTATGATGTAATTTATATATACTAGATACTAAATATAGGCTTTTGGCCAACATTACAATAAATTATATATCTGATTTTAAGTTATATAGTTCTTTATAATTATAAAGGAGGATACAGCTTATGTATGCTGGAACTAAAGTTAATTGGCATGAAGTGCTGATGAGCGATACGTCTACTAGCAATAATAACGAATCGCTTCCTCTGTTTCTTTGTGTCTTTTCAGCAGATAAGGGTACCGAAGAGATTACAGACTATACCTATGCTGACTTTAAGCGTATGTATGGTAATAATGCTGATTTCTTTAAGCATGGTCAGCCTTTAATTCAAGCACATAAGATCCTTGCAGCTGGTGGTAGAGTTCTTGGTAAGAGACTTGTTGCAGATGATGCTACCCTTGCTAACCTTATCATTGCTGCAGAGGTTATTTCTGAGTCTACTCAGAAGAAGAATGCTGCTGGTGAGCCTCTTTACATCGATGAGAATGGTAATGAGACTACTACTGTTACTGAGACTCAGGCAACTGAAACCAAGGTTACTGTAAAATATACCAGACAGAGTGCAGAGAATGCTACAACCATGCAGGATGTAGAAAATGCTGCTGCTGATATTCAGAGTGATAGCAAATTCCCTCTGTTTATTATTTGTGATAATGGTAGAGGCGTTTCCTATAAAAATGTAAGAATCTCTCCTGATTATGATGCATCTAAGACTCTTGACTTTATGCTTTATAATATTCAGGATATTGAAGGTACTACTACTATTGAATCTCAGAGATTCTCTGGAGATCCTGATGCTATTGCCTATATTAATAATAATTTTAAAAACATGGGAATGCAGAAGAGCACCATGACTCAGCTTAATACTAAGTATTATAAGGATGGCTTTGAGGCATTCGTAGAGAAACTGGCTGTCGAAGCAGGCTATCTTGATGCTGATGGAAATCCTGATGTTGCTACTCTGTATACTCTTGATTTCTTATTTGGTAAAGATAAGAAGGGCAAGGCTCTGACTACTTTCAGTATTGATAATACTGATACTGATCTTACTGCAACTTATGGATATTCTCTTGCTAATGGTGATAATGGATCATTTGGTGATGCTCCGTTCCCTGGTGAGAGTGCTACCGTAGAGTGGACAAATCAGGCTGTAAATTATTTTGGTGGTGGTTTCTCTGATGAGATCTATGATCTTGATTATCATAAGATTGACTTCTGTGTAGATGCTAACTATCCTGATGATGTAAAGCATAAGATTTGTGAACTTGCAGATTTCAGAGAAGATTTCTTCTATTTCAGAGATCTTGGAATTGATATTTATAATCTTGATGATGTTCAGGCTAAGGTTGGAGATCTTGCTTGGGAGCATAGCCCGTTTGTTGGAGATTATATGACCACTTATGAGATCATTGATGATTTCTCTAGAAAGCAGGTTAGAGTTACTATGCTTCATGGTGTTGCTCCTCTGCTTGTTAATCATTATATGAATAACCCGAATGCTCCTGTTGCTGGTGAATTTAATAACTTCATCATTACTGAGGCGATCGAGAATACTCTTAACCTTATTCCTAGAATTACTCCTCTTATGGATATGAAGACAGTTCTTGATGATCTGAGAGTGAACTATGCTAACTATTCTTCTGATGATGGAATTGTTGCTGTTCAGTCTACTTATACTTCTCAGGATCATTGGGGACCGCTTAGCTTCTCCTCTAATGTCATTATCACTCAGATGTGTATTAAGGATATTAGACGCTACTGCCCGAAGATCAGATTCATGCTTATGGATGGAAATGATTTCACTCAGTATAAGAAGCTGATTCAGGATAATGTTATTAGTTACTATGAGAAGTACTTTAAGTCTATTGAGCTTATTTATACTCGTGATGACGATATGATTGCTCAGAAGATCTTCAATGCTTCTCTGTATTGTTATTATAAGGACTTCCCGCAGGGTGAGATCTTTGATGTATTTGCTGTTGAAGGATCACCTGAAACGAATCCAGCATATTAATAAGGAGGAAGTAAAATATGGCTGCTGGTCTTAATTATATTAAGATGCCCAGAAGTGTAACTGAGTACACTCTGATGAAAGGCGTTACTGATTTTTCAAATCTGAAGCAGTTTGATGTCTTTGAGTCAGGATATTCCTTCCTTACTGTTGTTGGTGTTCCTGATTTCATGACTAGTCTGGCTGCTAGAAACTCTGCTGTTAAGAACCTTCAGGATGGAGTTGTCCATATCATGGAAGGTGAGTTCAGAGGACTTTCTGGTATTCCGGATATTACTGCTGATGCTGGTACTATTTCTAATGGTACTAATGAAATGATGATTATTAATAACGTAACCATGGATACTTCCATTACGGTTGAAATGACTTTCTGGGAGAGATCTGGTTCTCTTATTACTAATTATCTTAACTATTACCTTACTGGTATTAAAGATCCTTATTCTAAGGCTAAGACTTATCATGGTCTTGTTGGATCTGTTTATAATGATCCAGGTCCTCAGTATGAGGTCTTTACATTCCTGTATTATGTAACAGATAATACTATGAGAAAGGTTGAGAAGGCTTACCTTCTTGCTAATGCTCAGCCTACTATGGCTCCGAACTCTCAGCTTTACAATTCTACTCGTGGTACTATCGAATTCCAGGAAATCAATGTTTCCTTCAACTGCTTCCCGATCATTGGTGACCAGATCAATAAGTATGCATCTATGATGCTTCAGAATGATCTTAACGTTGGCAATGGTGATCCTCGTAAGATTGTCCTTGACTTCAACGACTATGAGTGGGCAGTCATGCGTGGTGGATACAAGCCGGATGGTTCTGGTGATGTCAGAGGTGATGGTATTGTTGAGAATACTGGTATTGTTAAGGATATTCTTAGTAATACCAACCTTGCTAATACTGTAGCTGAGAGATATAATCAGAATGTTCCGCTTGGTGGACTCGTAAATGACAATCGATAATAAATAATTACTAAAAAATAAAAAGATTA